AGGAAAATCGACAGGATGTCATAGCGTTTCTTGGCAACCATCATGCGCATGACTTTCTGCCAGTTTTCAACTGAACCAACAGGTGCGGTGGCTACGTTCAAGTTGTCCAAGTCCCCCATGGGCACAACTAACTGGTTCTTGTTTTTGGCAAAAATCTTGTTAGCGTGGACAAACGTATCGTCTTCCTGCCACCCGTAGTGCTCAGGTACACGCGTCACCGTGTGGTTGGTGCTGGCGTCATTGACGCATGAGCGCACGTATTCAAACAGGTTCTTGTCGTTTCCAGAGCCAAAGAGAGCGACCACGTTTTGCATGGCCAATGTCTTGACGGTTTCGTCTTTGCTAACTACAGCTTTCTGAGGCAGCATGATCTCTTCAACCCCTGTGGGTCGGCAGTACGCCAACTGAATCTGGTGTTCTTTCTGGTTGCGCAAGATGCGCACAACGAACAAGTCGTACGGCAGCAGTGGGATTTCTTTGGTCACCTTTTCGCCGTCAGCGTCTTCGTCTTTCTTCTGCATGTACACGCCGCCTGTGCGTCCGTAGCTAAAACCACGCGGGGGTGTGGGTCTCGTCACGGTATGCGTTGGCAGGTGGACTTCGGTAGCCATCTCAGGCGACACATCTTCAAACTCAACGTCGTCTTCTTGCTTTGGCTTGGGTGCGACTTCGATGACCTTCTCTGTGTTGTCGGTAGCCAGCTCACGCCCAAGTACCAGCGGGTTGGTCAGCTTGCCAAAGTGCTTACAAGATGTGCAAACGCCCGGGTTCTCGCTGTCCATTTTCAGACAGGGGTATGGACCTTTGATCTCATCCCACTTCGTAGCAGTACGCTCTCTGTCATACGGGTGCAGTTCAGACAGCTCCAGCGCAGTCTCCCAACCATCCGCTTCGCAGCACTTTGCCCAAGACAACAGCCCACGCCATACTGGCTCAAGCCCGTCACGTTTTGGGTCGTCAAGGTAGCCTTTGAGCTGCGCACAGCCTGTGTTCAGAGCTGACTTTAGCCAAATGGTTTTGAACGACGTGACGTTGTTGGCCATCAAACGCTTACTCAGATCAGACGCAGGGCCTTTAGGGCGTGAGCCCTCCAGCACGAGCGAGCGCTTTTCTTCATAGGATGGGCCTACGAGTTTTTCACGTACGATTTTGGCAAAAGCCTCAAACTCAAAGATGTCGCCTTTGGACATGAAGCGTGAGCGTGTTGTGCCCCGTACCTTCTTGCCTGCTTTGACGCCGTTGTTTTGCGAATCCACCGTGCGCATGAGACGCGCTGTGTCAGAGGGCACAGCTGTGTCGATCCGCATACCGACTTGAATCAGCAGCGACTTAAAGTTTTCAGCAACGACCTTCCAACGCTCTGCCTCAATGTCCTGACTCAAGGGCCAGTACACGTGCACACCTGACCCAGAAGAAGCGAACCACGGCTGCCCTAGAGCGCCAAGCCCAGTCTTCTCCAGCATATCAAGCGTTGCGTTGTATGCCTCTTTCGCGCTTGGGTAGTCCTTTGGCGCGATCACACCTTTTGCATCGGGTATGTCCAGCTTGTGGTTACAGTCCAAGTCCAAAAAGAAAGCCCGCAAGTACTGTGCGTCTTTTGCGCTTCGCTGCTCTTTGAACGCGGCCATGCCCACGTAGGTGTCGTACCCTTTTTCCGTAAACTCCGCAATCTTTTCCCCGAACTCCTCAAAGTTATCAGTACAGAAATGTTCTTTCTTTTTTGATAGCTCTGCCACGCAGTATTTACCATGACCTGCGGACGGCAGAACCACCGCTAGGAAATCGAGCGGTTGCATGTTGGTTCCAAGTCTTACAGGGGTTTACGGTCTTCAGATTCCTCAAGTTTCTTCGTCAACGCACGCACCCAAGCGAGCAAGTTGGCGTCTTTGGCTTCCAACAAGTAGGCATAGCGCAACAGTTCTTTTGTGGTCAGGTTTTCAGGTCGTACGCTTGACATATCTTTCTCCATGCGTCTTCGGCTGTGGAAGACGTTTCCATAATTTTGATGAGGGCAGTGACACGGGCGCGGTAGGCAATGAACACTTCACCACCTTCGAACCAGTTGTACACCGTTTGGCGTGTAACGCCCAGAGACTTGGCGAGCTTGGCCACAGGCAAATCCAAATGAACTGCCCACCGCCCAAGTCGGTTACCCAACGTCTTCGGGGAGTTGTACACGATGTGTTTTGTTTGGTCTGAGTAAGCCATTTTTGTTGGGGCGCCGAAGCGCCCCGTGCTCCTTAATCGTCCCACTCGTCGGCTAGGTCAGCCAGACTCTTCTTGTCAGGCACAGCGTTGGTCTTGGCGGCAGGCTTGCGCACCTCGGGCTCAACAACTTCCTCGCTGGGGGTTTCAACGACTTCCTCTTGCTTCTTAGCGGGAGCTTTCTTAGCCGCTACTGGGGGCTTGCCTTCCAGTGCAGGAGGGGCGGACTTGACGTTATCAACCTTGGCCACCGTCATGGTGACGGCCTCAATCGCGTCAGCGGTTTTGCCTTGCTCTTGGGCTTGAGCAAACTGCTCATCTGTCAGCCACTTCTTGGGAGAGAAGTACAGCTTGGGGCTTTCCACTTTGGTGTCGAAACGCAGCTCAGTCACAACCATGTCAGGGCTGATACTTTGTGCGGCCAGATAGCGAGCGTAGGCTTGCAGGGGGCGCTTGCCGTCAACTTCCTTACCGAAAACTGACGTTGCAGGCAGAGTCAGCTGGAACACATCACCACCCACGTCGTTGGCCAACACCACAGCAACACGCTGTTGGAAGCGGCACGCACGGCTATTGCCTTCGCCAGAACCAGCGATGTTTTTAGGGCAGTCAGCGCAGTTGGTGTGCTGCTTGTTTTCCGCATCAGCGGCGGGCTTCTCACCATCAGGCGACCAGCAGTCAGGTGCGGCAGGGTTTTCTGCATCCCACTTCTTCAAGTACAGCACGCGGCTGACCTTGGGGGCAGCGTTGACAATGACCACGTCCAAAAAGCGCTCGTCAATGCTGGCAACTTCTTTGCCGCCAGCCATCATGCGGAATACACCGCCCTTGATGGAAATACGCTTCACATGGTTGACGCCGCCACCGGCAAGGGCTTTGGCAACATCAGAAAGGCCAGAGCGTTCTTTGGCAAACGCGGGCAACTGAGACGGGTTAAACAGTGCAATATCACTCATTTTGCTTCTCCAGATTAAGAGGGTTTACGTACAGAGATGTCGTACTCGGTGTCGGAGTTGAGTCCGGGCGGTACTTGATTGGGGTTTTCTTCCAAAAACTTGGCCATGTTGGTCTGGTGAATACGGCGTTCAATCAGATCCACTACGTCATTCTCGACCACGAAACGCTTGAACGAATCCCAGTCTTGCGTGTAGTAGCGGGTTTTCTTGCCCAGAATCACCGTGCCACTTGGCGTGTTGATGGACTTGGAGCCGAGACTCATCATGATGTCCTTGATGGCACACTTCACAGAGTCTTGCTGCACCTTGACTGCCTCTACTTTGGCCGTGTATTCGCGGTCCATTTCTTGCAGTTTTTCACGCATTTTGCGGTAAATGCGAATGAGCTTTTCCAGAGGGATGTCCTCTTTTTCGGGAGCACTACCCGATGCGTCGTCGACGCTCATGTCATCTGTTTCCATACTTTGCTTCCTTTGTTTTATGTCTAGTGTTTGACAAGTATAACGACTTTTTGAATCAGTGCAACACCTCCTTTTAAATTTTTATTTCAGTCTCAAACATCTTGGTCAGCAGGTGGTTATCCTGCACCCGACCAGACAGGGCAGCGAACATGCGCTTTTCCATGGGTGAGCCTTGAATGTGGTGAACGGTCACCTTATCCGAGTCCTGCCCCTTGCGATCTGCGCGTGCTACGCATTGAATATACTGCTCAACGCTCATCAACGGGCCGTAGAAAACCACAGTATCTGCAGCAGTCAGCGTAATACCATGCGCAGTTGCCTGTGGCTGCATGACCAGCACCCTTGGTTCAGGCGTTGTTTGAAAGCGCTTGATGATATCGCCACGCTTGGCAGCGTTGACGTCGCCGTGGATTTCTTCTACTGCGTAGCCGTGCTTCTTCAGATGGGCACTGATGGCGTCAATGACTGAGCGGAACATTGCAAAGATCAGCACTTTGCGATCTGTTTCTTCCAGTATTTCTTCCAGAATATGTAAGCGGTTACTTGCATCGAACTCGACAACTTCCTTGTCATCCGTGTAAGCCGCACCGCACGATATCTGCAATAGCTTGTTGACTGCGGCGGCAGCGTTGACTGCGGTGATCTGCTCACCTGCGGCTTGCACAACCATCTGGTCTTTGAGCGCGTTGTAGTACTTCTTCTGTTGTGGCGTCAGTTCAACTTCACGAGTCAATGTGACCACAGGGGGTAGGTCAAGACACTGCGCTTTTGTGTAGCGAATGGACGGTTGCAACGCTGTGTGTACTTCTGCAAGCGCCGTGTGCTTGGGCGCCCACTTGAACTGCGTGATCTTGTTCATCACCTTGTCTCGCCAAGCTGTGTAGAAGCGCGGCACGCCACTTGGGTTAACAAGTTTTGCCAAGCCATATGCGTCAAGCGGGGACTGCGAAGCAGGTGTGCCCGTCATCATCCATAGGTAGGTATCAGCCTTGACGATTTTGTTGAGGGCTTTCCAGCGGTTAGTGGCCACGTTCTTGTAGGCTTGGGCTTCATCGGCAATCACTAGGTCGAACCTACCATCGGTGTTGATCTCGTTGGCAATCAGGTTCAAGCCTTCGTAGTTAGTGATGACTATTTCGTAATCGCCTTGCACCATCTCAATACGACGTGCTGCTTGTGCATGGTGGGCAACGATGGCGGTGCGATGAATAACGCTACTACTGATGTCACCCATCCATGCCGAGTACATGATTGAGAGCGGACATAGTATGAGGACGCGGCGCACTTCACCAACACTCATCAGATAGTCTGCCGCCCACAACGCTGAGAGCGTCTTGCCTGTACCGGGCTCGCTGAACACAAACGCCTTGCGGTGCATGGTCAGAAACGCTGCCGTGTCACGCTGGTGCTGCATAGGCATAAAACGTCCGGGCCAGTTGTAGCGCCCGAGAATTGGAGAAGGTACGTTACGCACACCGAGGTTACGCAGAACCCGGGCTTCATGCAGACCCCACTTGACCAGAATCTGATACGTGTCGTCGTCTTGCGCAACGACCTTGCTCTTGGGAATGGCGCTGTACTTTGTCGGCGCCTTTGTTTTTATAAGCAGTGCTTTGTTCTCGATGATTTCCATGTCAGGCTCACTTGCCGTTGTCGCTGACGTTGGCCTTTGGACTACGCAACCTCAAGTTGCCTTTAGTACTTTTGCCACCAGCGCGTATGGGCGTTTTGTGGTCGATGTGCTTGCCTTTGCGTGACGGGGCTTTCTTGGTGACAGTGCCTGTCTCTTCCTTGTCCACCATGCGTCGTGCGCGTTGGCGCTCGATTTGATCTTCGGTTTCACCCGATTCTTTTTGCAGCTTGTATGCGTGTTTGTAGTCACGCTTGCCGTTAACCTGTGTCATGTCATGCTCCTAGTGTTTTGGGTGGTGTTCACACGTTGTGCAAGGGCACCA